GCCCGGGACAATATAGTTGTTGTTTTATGTTTTTGACGTCAAACGTGCATGATTTTAGTGCGACGGAATTAACAGTCTATCTCTACACATCTTATACTTGTACCACACACCTACAATTACTTACTCGTTTACCTACTTTTCAACTCACGGTATACAATTCTAATCATTATGTCTACGGATGACGGATTCACCACAGTTCGACGTGTTAAGACTTCAAGTCGAAAGCGCAATAGCCCATCACAGATTAACCATACTCACCCTGTCCGTAAGAATGAAACTACCCCAAAACTTGTAAACGCATTTTCCAGTAGTAGTGATGTCGATGAAAGCGAGGCGAATTCTTATCCTAGGAGGAAGTTGTTCGGTAATAAGATTTTTAATGATCTAAATGTATGGGATCATCTCTTCACCGAGTATGGAGCGCATCCTATGGTAACTGTTGAACCCGATGATGTCAATCCTTCATTGAGTGGTTGTGGCTTATTCTTTTTACAACTTTATCCTGTGTGGTGGAGTTTCATTAATACTCGTGTAAACTGTCAGGAGAAAGAATCTGAGAGATTTTTATGGTTAAAGGAACGTAGTAAGTCATTTATGACGCAGTTTGGATTAGCTTTTTCGTTATGCGGGGTTGAAACTTTACAGTCTATTCATGCATATCTACGCTCTGCACTCCCTGATTTGCAGGAGATGGAATATACTTTTGATCCTAAATATTCTAAGTATTTACCTGTGCCAAAGACTTCGAAAAAATTCAATTACTTTGTTTCCTATTGCTTATCTATGACCGGTTTAAGTGATGAGTATCTTACAGAGCTGTTTAATCCTGAGCAACGTTCCACTTATGTACTTCCCGAGTTTGATTTGTGTGATTTTGATGAACAAGTTGATACTATCATTGACATTATATCTAGTGAGTTTGTTGATCTTGAGTTTCCAGCGTTACAAGTAAAGTCGATTCAAACACAAGTGGACGTATCCTGTAAAAAACCAAAGGGAAGAACAGTGTCCCCACCTCAACCCCAAGCCATTGACAAAATCGAGTTCATCTCTGGATACGGCGTACTATGTAATTCAAAGAACACGAAATGTGGAAGCTTACCTGCGCATATCAAAATGGGCATTGTAGATCGTAACCTTCCCTATGGATTGACTTTTGCAGATTTTTTAACAAGCCAGCTTGCTCATGTTTCTAATCCATTTAAGTCCATCATTGTCATGCCGCTAATCAATGGCTCACATATGGCTTATGGATCGGTCGTTTCAGTATGGACAGATGTCAATGGGGTCCCAAATGATACTTTGTTTATATATACTCCTATGCTGAAGGTTCTTCGGAGATTGGTGGAATCAAGGAAAATTATTCTTCCCGAAGACAATATTGGAAAAATTGCCGATATAATGTGCTTAAAGTTTTCATCTCATGCTTTGCATGAATTGGCTAAGATTAAGTTAGATGTTGTGACTGCTAAGAATATTGTGTCACAATGTGGTTTGGAACTAATGGCATTACTTAACAGTAGTACAGCGCGAGAGGCTGATAGGGGAAGATTTGTTGTATTTTCCGACCCCCCCCTTGGTAGCGATAGTATCTCCCTTCCAGGGTTACCTTTTATTTCTATCGTGTCACGTAACATGACTGTGTACAGCCGAGATCTGAAATTTACCTCTATTATTAGCGTTAGATCCATACCTACGCTCAGCAGTATCATGAATGAAACTCTAAACGCAGTTATTCATGCAGAAACTAGGAACAGCATTAAACGTAGCTTGGCTATTACATACTCACCTGAAGGTTCGAAGGATTTGGATATGTCTGGCTTGCAAAGTGCTATGTATACACGAAGTGGTCAGTGGTTAGAGCCAATCCCTTATACTTTGCGTTCATTTGAGTATCTACTAACCCCATTGCTTAAGCATTGCGTTAAATTTGATACATTCATAAGTTGTGAAGTAAGATACGAAATTGACAAGTGTGGAAGTTGGAAATTTTGTTGCGCGAAGTTTTCCTATGAGGACTATGATGCTATCGAAAACACTGCATTAGAGCTTCAAGCGATCTACTGCTATCATGATTTAGTGGGAATGGTGTATAAATATAAGGAGAATGACATTGTAAGATATAGAATTTCAGGAAATACGACCAGCCTAATAGATCCATATCTTATTGGGGATGCACTTATCACACAAAGGGGGAAGGATCGCGCTTGTGGTCGCTCATGTTATATGCTCAATGGAAATAGTGTTAGGAATTTCAGTATGTGTTTTGACTTAAGTGCTGATAAAGTGAAATATGAAAAGATGGCTTTTTTAGTACATTATTTATTCCAAAATCGTGTCATAAGCTATTTTCAATATTTGCTTAAGATCGCGTTGAGTTACAAACTTAGCCTTGAGGATCACGAAGGGTGTGATGTTCAGTGTATTACCTCAATTCTGGTGCCCTTTGACCAGAAGAATGATCAGGCTAGATTGAATGGTAATCTCTCCGATATGAGCTCAAAAGCCAAAGAGATCTGGAAGCATGGGGTTCTAAAGTTATATCTTGATATTCCATCCTTCTTTCCCGGAAAGAAAACGTGCACCATATGTAGTGACTTTGCAATCAGTCCATGTTATCCCAATGAATTTATACTTTCATGCTGCAAAAGGACGGCTCCTACCCGCATTGATGCAGCACCTAAGAGATTAGCAAATGATGTTATGGTACAATTATTTAAGAATATGAAGGATGAAGCTATTGCAAATGAACATTTAAAGAGTAAATATAAGATAAAGTAACGCTCTAGTATTCGCATTAGGTTTCATGTATAAAACATGCATAGTTTGGTAGTCAAGACATGGGCGGACGAGTCATACATGCACCACTCACGGTGAGGGGTGTGTGGAATGGGGTCAAACAACTATAGCATGGGCGGAC